CTCAAAACACGCCGGCGTTGATGGCCATAACATTGGCGCGCTTAATCTATTTATAGATCTAGCCGCCGATGAGTATGTTGAGCTAATGTGGGCGACAAATGACGCGACTACTACTATCCAGTATATCGGCGCTCAAACAGGGCCGGTGCGTCCTAGCACGCCTTCTGTTATTGTCACTATGAATTTAGTGTCCGTGCCGACACTCCAAGGAGTCTAATATGACCGTAACAGTAGCAGTCCTAATCCCGGCCAAAATTGCCGAAAGCTCTCAGACGACGCAATATACTTCGACGGGCGTGACTACGCTTATCGATAAGTTTACGGCTACAAACTACAGCGCAGCGGCTGCTACGATCAGCGTCAATCTGGTGACTTCGGCCGGGACGGCCGGTAACAGCAATATCATAACGAAAACAAAGACTTTGCAGCCTAACGAAGTCTATACGTTTCCTGAATTGGTTGGCGCAGCGCTGGCTCCCGGCGATTTTATCTCGACCTTGGCAGGAACGGCTAGTGCGATTAATATACGCGCCAGCGGAAGGATCATAACGTAATGAACCCGTTCACATTAGCCCTTTTGGGTAGTAGCGCCGCCAGCGCCGTTGGCGGCCTTATGGGTTCGCGCGCGTCGCAGCGCGCCGCCGGCGCTCAACAGCAAGCCGCGCAGACATCGGGTCTGTATGGACTTATTGCGCAGCAACAGGCTATTCAGGCTCAGCAAGAGGCTCAACGTCAGGGCGCGGCGGCGCTCGAAAAAGGCGCGCAGGCTTACGACCCTTATACGCAGTTTGGTCAAGAAGCGACTAACCGCTATGCGACTTTAATGGGCCTGCGCCCCGGCGCGGAATCTGGCAGTTTGATGGAGCAGCCCACCATCGCGCAGCTTCAGATGGACCCCGGCTATAAGTTTCGTGAACAGCAGGGCATGAAGGCGCTTCAGCAGTCGGCGGCGGCGCGAGGCGATCTTTTGTCTGGCTCAATGTTGAAAGGTATTCAGGATTATAGCCAAGGTCTAGCTTCAACTGAATACGGCAACGCCTACAACCGTTTCATGGCCAACCGCGCCAATGTGATTGGAATGCTTCAGGGCGGCGTTGGCACGGGTTTGGGCGCGGCGCAAGGTAAAGGCCAGTTGGCTGGCGCGGCGGCGAATATGTACGCCAATACAGGCCAAAACATCGGCAATGCGATGCTGATGAATCCCTACGGCCAAGCGGCTGAAAATGCCGGTCAGGCCCGCGCGTCTGGCTACATGGGCGGCGCGAGCGCTCTCGGTCAGGCGCTTCAGGCTCCGGCGCAGAATTATATGATGTATAGCATGATGAATAAATTCGTACCGGCGCAGAAGTCTTTCGGCAGTTATGGCCCGCAACCGGGTTATAATTCGGACGGTAGTTTCTTCGGTAATTTATTCGGCTAAAGGATAAATCATGCCCGTTCGTTATGACATAGCCGCTGGCGTCCCGCAGGCCCAAGGCGGCGGCTTCGACCCCATGAACGCTTTTGCGACGATGCAGGCGATGAGCTATCGCCAGCAGCAGAACGCGCTCGCGCAAATGCAGCTTGAGCAAGCTCAGCGCGAAGCGCAGCAAGACGCGGCGACCGCCGGATTATTTGCGCGGCCGGGGTTTAATCCCTTGACAAGACAAGGATTAATGGAAATCGCGCGCACTAACCCCGCGTATTTTCGGCAATATATAACGCCGTTCGCGGGTTTTGAAGCTGAAACCATGCGCGGAAAATCTATCGGCCAAGACATAGCGCAAAAAAGTCAGCTATTTCCATCAGCATTAAGTAAGGCTGAAGCTGAAGCCGGCGAAGCTAAAGGCAAGCGAACTGAAACAGATATTAAAACTGCTCAACGGTTGTTAGCCCCAGCGTATATGGCGCGCGAACCAGACGTGTTTGCGGCGCAATACGCGCAGGTTTATAATGATCTACCCGACAGCATTCGTAAACGACTTGGCGCGCGGCCCGATATAGCAGCGGTCGAAGCAATCATGTCGACGCCAGAAACCATTGCCGAAGCTAAAAAACCTGTTGTTCGCAAAGCCGGCGAAACCATTACATACGGCACAGGACGTCCGGGCGAATTTTCTGAAACTGAACCGACGTTTGTTCCTTCTAATCGTATGGCTCCGCCAGAACCGGGGCCGACGAATGCGTTTGTCAATCAAGGCCGTATGCAACCGATTGCAGGCGAAGTAAATGCGCCTCTTTCTGCTGAACAACAGATTGTCAAACGGACTATGGATCGTCGCGCACTTCTTGGCCAAGTGCCGCCTGAAGATCGGTCTAAAGTTCAATCACAGTTTGATCTTGCTGAAACAGTTCAAGCTGCCAATCAAGGTCTTGGGCGGCTTGCTCAAGCCGGTGGACTTACAGTCGCGGGCAATCCTACGGCTGAAAATTGGAAAGCCAAAGCGCGGGCTACTAGAGCTGGTCTTGCAATTGGTAGTCTTTCCGATTCTCAGGTCGCCGAAGAATATAATAACCTTCGCACGATTGCTGGTATCATGCGGCAACGTATTGCAGGCGCTATTGGGCTTACCGCGCGCCAGATGGACGCCGCCAAGGAAATGGAAGCGTTTGAGAAGATTGTTGGCGGCGAACCTAGCGCCGAAGGTTTGGCGTCTGCGACGCGCCGCTTAAACACAATCAATCAGCTTCTCGGCACTGGCGAAGCAACGCGGTTTGAGTCGCCGCGCGGGCGTGGTAAAGCTGGCGAAGAGCCTAAGTTAAAGCCGTTAGAAGGCACCATTGATCTTGACCAGATGAGGGACTAATGGACGTTCGGCTTCCTAACGGCGCGGTCATTAAGAATGTGCCTGAAGACATGACCAGATCGCAGCTTATAGATAAGCTGCGCGGTAAAGGTTATGACGTTAGCGGGTTCGAGGCCAAACAACCTCAAGTCACAGGTGAGGTCGGATTTTTAGAGTCTGTCCGTAAAAGCCCGGCGGTCGCAAAACTGGCGAACATAGCGGAACGTATCGCGCCGTCGCCTGAAGAAGTCGTTGCGGGTATGGGCGAAGCCGCGCTTAATCTTCCTGAGAGCGCTGTAGGCATGGGCGCGGCGGGTTATGAGCTGGCCAATCTTGCCATGTCTCCTGAGAGTTGGCCAAAAGTAGCTGGCGCGGCTGTCGAAGCTATCCCGCAGACGGTGCATAAAGGCATTATGCGCGCCGTCACGTCGCCTGTTGAAGCCATAGAACGTGCGGCGCAATTCGCTAAAAAAGATCCGCTTGGCGCTTTGTCGGCGGTATCGGGGCTTACCGGCGGATTGGGCGGTTTAACTGGCGCAGCGGATCTCGCCGCCGTCTCACGATTTACTAATCCGCTTGCCTTTCCTGAACTGGCGGGCAAAGGCATTGCGACTGGGTATGAAAAGTTTGTTTCGCCTATCGTTTCACAAGGCGGTGCAGAACGCGCAGCGGCGAACAAACTATATGAGTCTGTTATGGGACGCCCTGAAGATGTTGCGGCGGCTTTTCGGCAGGAGCCAGCCAGCATTATTGGTCAAGTTCCAGCATCGCAACGTTTAGCTGAAGCTAGACTTTACGAACCAAAGCTGGCGACACTTGAAGCCGATCTCACGACTGGTGAGACAGCTATAGGTCGCGAAGCGCTTACCCGCGAACAACAGCGATTGCAGGCTATCCAGCAACAACTTTTTGCTATTGACCAGCAAATTGTTCAGCAAGGCCGCGCTATGTCGCCCGAAGCGCGAGCGCAGCTTGATGAAGTTCGTAACAGCCTTTTGCGCGAACAAGCGGCAGCACAAGCTGCGTTTGTACCGCGCGAACAGGCCGCTGGCGCTATGATCCCCGCTGTCGGCCAGCGCGCTCCTGGCGAAGCTGTAGCCGCTCGCGCCGTTGATTTACGCGATACATTCCGTAGAGATCGTATCCAGCCGTTATATCAAGCCGCATTCGCGTCTGCGGGAAATGTCACTATACCTACGCGCAGTATAATTCAAACCGCAGAGGATATTCTAGGTAGCCGTTTAGCTGATGTGCCGCTCGGCGTGGCTAATAGAACTATACGCGATCTTCGACGATTGGAGCGCGGAGCGACATTAGAAGAAATTGATCGTGTCCGTAAATCAATCAATAAAGATATAGCGGCGGCACAAGTATCGGGGAAAGACCTCGGTGATTTACATGCGTTGCACGATGCTATTGACGCGGCTGTCGATCAGAGCCGTATTCCTACGCGCGCTAAGCTAGAATATGGCGCAGCGCTTGACGCATACAGAACTGAGTTTGTCCCCCGATTTAAGACTGGCGTTGCGTACGACGTATTTCGGACGACTAAGAAGAATCAGTCCGGCATAATCCCGTCCAAAACTGTGGAGGGTTTTTTAGCCAATGAAGACACAGCTTCCCAGTTCGCCGCGACGTTTGGCGATGATGCTATCGCGCGAAATGCTATGGAGCATGGCATTTTAGATATGGCGCATAGCCCCAGCGCTGGGATTGTAGAGACATCAGGCGCAGTTAATCCTGAAAGAATAGACGACTTTCTTCGTAAATACGAACGTCAGTTTCAAACAATCGGCATAGACGGCGAACGTCTGTTAGCACCTGTTCGCCAACAGGCCGAAATGCTGCGCGCTGGACGCGCCGAACTTGATCGTGAGGCGGCATTCTTCCGCACAAGCACAGGTGAAGCGCTCCGCAAAGGGTCGGATTTCGTTGACGTGATGCTTAAAGATCCGGCGGCTATGCAGGCTGGTTTACGTCGTTTGTCAGATGCTGGCAGATCAGCCCTCACAAAAGAAATCGTCGACCGCGCGGTTAGGCTTATTGACAAACGGACGCCTGAAGAGGCGCTTAAATATCTGACCGAAAATAAAAACGCAATCCGCCGCGTTATAGACAAGCCGTATTATGATCGGCTAATTGAATTGACTGAAAATCAAAAAGCACTTCAATCGGTCGAAGCGCGTGCTACTAAGCCTGTCGTGGCGTTAGATGTTGATCTATCCGCAGTCCCGCCCGAAGTCTTGACCGATTTTGGCATGGTGGCAAGAGAAATCGACCGCATTGAGAAAGCAAGCGCTATGGCCGGCCTTCGCCCGTCAGAGCCAGTCAAGAAAATTGCAACGGCTGACATTGAAGAAGCCAAACGCGCCACGTCAGGCTTCTTAGATCGCAAGCTGAACATCATGGAAAAAATCCTTGATACGGCAGGGCGGTATTTGAACCGTAAAACGGCGGCGGTGCTGGCGGACGTTTTGACGCGCGATCCAGCAAAAGCGGCAGATCTTCTTGAGCAAGCCGTTGCGCGCCGCACTGCTGTTCGCCCACCAGAATCGCGGGCAAGAACGCTAGGCCGCGCTGCCATAACTGGCGGTATCGCTGCGCAAAATATGTTAGCCCCTGAAAACCAAAACGCAATGTCGAGGCAATGATGGTCGAGTATCAAGTTCTTTTTGATGTGGCCATCGGCGTCATCGGCGTGCTGGGCGGTTGGACGCTCAACACCGTTTGGGCGGCTGTAAAGGATCTACAGCAAGCCGACAAGGAACTGGCGGAAAAGGTCGGCCAGATTGAAGTGCTAGTCGCCGGGCGCTATGTGACCCGCGAGGACTTTAATCAGGTGCTGAATCAGGTGTTCGAACGCCTAGACCGCATCCGTGACTTGGTGAGCCAACGATGAAAGAGAATTACGACGCCGCGCTGAAGGCGACGCTACGCTACGAAGGTGGCAAGGTCGACGACCCGCGCGACCCTGGCGGCCGAACTGCCTACGGAATCACGCAGAACACCTACAATGCGTGGCGGGCAAAGCATGGGCTTAGCCAGAAGGACGTGTTTCAGATCGCGGATTCAGAAGTCGCGGCGATCTACCGTCAGGAATATTGGGACAAGATCCGGGGTGACGATCTGCCGGATGGCCTCGACTTCGCCGTGTTTGACTTTGCGGTCAACAGCGGTGTCAGCCGTGCGGCCAAGTATCTTCAGTCTATGGTCGGCGTCACTCAGGACGGCGTAATCGGGCCAAAGACTATCGCCGCCGCTAAAGCCTATCTTGGCGTCAGACTGACAGACATGCGACTGGGCTTTCTAAAAGGATTACCGACATGGGCTACCTTTGGTCGTGGTTGGTCGAACCGAATAAACGACGTTTATGCTGTTGTGCGGGACTTATGCTCGCGCTGTCAGGTTGCGCCGACCTGAAGTATTACGAATGTATCGCCCGTGATAGCACGTCGCGACCATGTAACTAAAAGAGGCTAAAATGTTAGTTAACTGGATGACGACCGTTCCGGGTCTTATCGCTCTTGCCAGCGTTGTCTGGCACGCTTGGCAAACTAAGACTATTAACTGGGATGACCTTCAGAATGCACTGGTCGGGCTGGGCCTCGTCGCCGCTAAAGACTGGAACGTCACGGGCGGCACCAAGCCAAACGATTGAAGGGGTCAGGGTGCAGCACCTAAAACCAAAGACGAAACTGCCGCTGATCTTGATGCTGGCAAGTTTTAGTGGGTGTCAATCGACCAGCAGGTGCCCCCCGCTGGTCGACTATTCAGCCGAACTCCAAACCAAAGCGGCTAAAGAGTTACGCGCTCTCCCCAGCGACAGCGCTGTCGCTCGGCTTGTCGTCGATTACGGTCAGCTTCGTCGAACGTGCCGGCTTTAGGTTAGCGCGCGTTTTATACTGGACCTGCTGGCGTGACATGGCGTAATCGTCCGCGAACGTCGCCGCGAACAGTTCATAGTTTACCGCGTCAACATGGCTGTCCATGTGATCCGGCGCATTGAACGCGCGGGCA